TTAATTGGAAATATGTATTTTAGTCGTACTTTAGAAGATTGGGCTAGGTTTGATATAAACAATAGAACTAAGTTTGATGCAACAATTAGTTCTGGATTAGCTTTAATGGCTATACAAAAGCATTTGTATCAAGCCGTTAAAAAAGAGTCAAAAATAAAGTTTAACTTTGCAAGATATGACAATAAGGGAAGTTACAGCAAAATTATAAGGTAAATGCAAGATGTAAAAATAGACATTAATCCTATGGGTTTTCCAAGTCAGTTTGTTTCTGATTCAACAAAGAAAACGCTAGAGTTTGGATTACAAATAGGGCAAGCCATACAATACGAATGGTTTAGAAAAGACGGAAATACAAATAGGTTTTACAATCAATGGGGAGACTTTCATAGGTTAAGACTTTATGCTAGAGGAGAACAGTCTGTATCTAAATATAAAAACGAATTAGCAGTGGATGGTGATTTAAGTTACTTAAATCTTGACTGGACTCCTGTTCCTATAATTCCAAAGTTTGTAGATATTGTTGTTAATGGAATGTCAGACAGGATATTTCAGGTAAAAGCATATGCACAAGACGCTATGTCTATGGATAGAAGGAATGAATATCAGCGTATGATAGGTGCTGATATGGCTTCTAAAGAATTAATTACACAAGTAAATAAAGACTTTGATGTTAATGCTTTTTCTAGTAATGTAGATGAGTTGCCTAACGATAGTGAGGAACTGGCTTTACATATGCAGATGAAATATAAGCCATCAATAGAAATAGCAGAAGAAGAAGCTATAAATACTGTGTTTGAAGAAAATAGGTATTTAGAAATAAAAAGACGTTTAGATTACGATCAAACAGTTTTAGGTATTTCTGTAGCTAGACATTCTTTTTTACCTGGAGATGGAATAAAAATAGATTATGTAGATCCAGCTAATTTAGTTTACAGCTATACTGAAGATCCTCATTTTAAAGATTGTTTTTATTGGGGTGAAATTAAAACACTACCAATAATTGAATTAAAGAAAATAGATCCAACTCTTACCAAAGAGGATATGGAAGAAATTTCTAAATATAGTCAAAGCTGGTATGATTATCACAATACATCTCAGTTTTATAATAATAGTTTATTTAGCAAAGATAGTGCTACAGTTTTGTTTTTTAATTACAAGACCACAAATACATTTACTTACAAAAAGAAAATTAACAATGTAGGTGCTGAAAAAGTTATTGAAAAAACAGATGAATTTAATCCTTCTGTTGAAATGATGGAGGAAGGGAAGTTTAAAAAAGTTTCTAAAACTATTGACGTATGGTATGAAGGAGTTATGGTTATGGGTACTAATATTATGCTAAAGTGGAAAATGGCAGAGAATATGGCACGACCACAATCGGCTAGTCAAAATGTATATCCAGAATTTATAGCTTGCGCACCTAGAATGTATAAAGGTGTTGTTGAATCTTTAGTAAGACGAATGATAACGTTTGCTGATTTAATTCAAATTACACATTTAAAACTACAGCAGGTATTATCTAAAGTTGTTCCTGATGGTGTCTTTATAGATGCAGATGGATTAAACGAGGTTGACCTTGGCAATGGAGCTGCTTATAATCCAGAAGATGCATTACGAATGTATTTTCAAACAGGTTCTGTTATAGGTAGAAGCTATACTCAGGATGGAGATTATAATCAGGCTAAAGTTCCAATTCAACAATTAACAGCTAGTTCTGGTCAATCTAAAATACAAAGTTTAATAGGTACATATAATCATTATTTGAATATGATGAGAGATGTAACTGGATTAAACGAAGCTAGAGATGGATCTTTACCTAATGAAAATTCATTGGTAGGATTACAAAAAATGGCTGCACTAAATAGTAATACAGCTACAAGACATATTTTACAAGCAGGTTTAAGTATTACTCAAAATTTAGCAACTGCATTGTCATCAAGAATAGCTGATGTTTTAGAGTATGCTGATTTTAAAGAAGAGTTTATAAATCAAATCGGTAAATACAATGTATCTGTATTAAATGAAATAACAAATTTATATTTAAGTGACTTTGGTATTTTTATTGAGGTAACTCCTGACGAAGAAGAAAAAGCAATGTTAGAAAAGAATATTCAAATGGCATTGCAAAGAGACTCTATAAATCTAGAGGACGCTATTGATATTAGAGAGATTAAAAATTTAAAGGTTGCAAATCAAGTTCTTAAATTAAAAAGAAAAAGAAAACAAGCGGCAGAAGAAAAATCAAAAGCAGCAGCAGCTCAACAGCAAGCTCAAATAAATCAACAGTCTCAGCAAATGGCAGCACAGGCGGCTATGCAAAAACTGCAAGCAGAAACTCAAGCTAAAGTTCAATTACAACAAAGCGATATGCAATTTCAAGTTCAGAAAATGCAAGGAGAGGCTTCTATAAAATCAGAGCTTATGAAATTAGAGTTTGATTTACAAATGAAACTTAAAGGTGTTGAAGTGGATGCAATGTCTAAAAGAGAGGATCAGAGAGAAACTGCAAAAGCTAAGAGAATAAGTCAAGCAAATACTGAACAATCAAAATTAATACAACAACGTAAAAATAATTTAGCTCCAGTTAATTTCGAATCTAAGGAAGATAGCTTAGATGGTTTTGATTTAGCGGAGTTTGAACCAAGGTGATAATATTATGCAAAAATTAAGTGGTCCTCAATTAAATCAAGTTCGTGAGGACTTTAATAATAGGGTTGAAAAGAAAAGTATTTTAGGTAAAAGTAAAAAAATTATATGGACATATAAACGTAGATATGGTAACATATAGTTCCTAAAATAATATATTTAAATAAATGTTAACTTTACAAAAATAAAATCAAATGGAATTCAAACAAGTAAAAGAGGTTTCTCCAATAGAAGAGAAATCAACACAAGAAGTTGAACAGAATCTTTTAGATAAGCACGAAGAAAGTTTAAAAGTATCTGATGTCAATCAAAATGTTTCAGAAACAAATAACGTTGTAGAAGAAACAATAGTAGAAGAAAATAAGGTAGAACAGGATATTGCTGATTTACCAGAAATAAAAGATGAGGATGTACTTTCTTATATTAAAGAAAGATATAATAAAGATATTTCTTCAGTAGATGAATTGTTTTCTCAACAACAAGAAAATAGTCCATTGCCTGATGAGGTTTCTAAATATCTAGATTTTAAAAAAGAAACAGGTAGAGGGTTTGAAGATTTTATCAAAGCTAATAGAAGTTATGATAATTTAGAAGATGATCAAGTGCTTAAAGAGTATTATTCTTTAACTGAATCGGATTTAGATTCTGAAGATATTGAATATCTTATGGAAGATAAATTTGGATATGATGAAGATGTGGATGATGATAGAGATATAAAGAAAAAAAATATATCTAAAAAAAGAGAACTTGCAATAGCTAAGAAATATTTAAGTAAGCTATCGGAAACATATAAAACTCCTCTTGAGTCAAGCGGGGGTTCGTATTCGGAAGAACAACTTAAAGAAATCAGCGCTTACAAGGAATATGTTCAAAAGGCTCAAACTGAAGTAGAGTCCAACAAAAGAAAGTCTGAGTACTTTCAGAAAAAAACAGATGAGGTTTTTAGCTCCGAGTTCAAAGGTTTTGAGTTCAAGGTTGGAGATAAAAATGTAATTTATTCATCTGGTGATGCAAATGAGATTAAATCAAAACAAGTTAATGTACAGAGTTTTATAAACCAGTACGTAGGCGAAGATGGTTTAGTTAATGATGCACAAGGTTGGCACAAAGCATTAAACGCAGCAATGAACCCAGACAAACTAGCTCAGTATTTTTACGAGCAAGGAAAGGCAGACGCCATAGGAGATGTTTCGAAGAAAAGTAAAAACATCAATATGAGTTTGAGGCAAACACCTCAATCGTCTCCACAGCAAGGGTTTCAAGCAAGAGCGGTTAGTACAGACTCAGGAAGAGGTTTGCGAATAAGGAGTAAAAACAAAAATAATTAACAATTAAAAAATTTTAAAATGGCAGGATCAATAGCAGCAAATCCTACTTTCGCACTACAGCCTAGTGCAGAGCAGGTAGTATTACAAACAAACTATATCACTAATTTTGATTTCTTAAATCAATATTTACCAGATACTTATGAAAAAGAATTTGAAAGATATGGAAACAGAACAGTAGCATCATTTTTAAGAATGGTAGGCGCTGAAATGCCTTCTAACTCAGACCTTATCAAATGGGCAGAGCAAGGAAGATTACACACTAAATATGTAGACGTAGTTTCAGCAGCAGCAGCAGGGTCTAACACAGCAGTATTAACTGTAGGTGACGTATTAGTGCCAGGAAGCGGATCAATCGCTTTAAGAGTAGGTCAAACAATTATGATCTCTGATAACACAGCAGCTTCAGTTTTAACTAACAAAGCTTTAATTACTGCGGTAGATATGGCTAACGCAACTATTACTGTAGCTTATTATGAAGCAGGTGGTCAAGCAGTAGCAGCAGCAGTCGTTACTTCTTTATTTGTATATGGTTCTGAATTCCAAAAAGGAACAAACGGAATGCAAGGTCAATTAGAAGCTGATGATGATATTTACAGCAATTCACCAATTATCATAAAAGATAAATATGCAGTATCAGGTTCTGATATGGCTCAAATCGGATGGATTGAGGTAACTACAGAAAACGGTGCAACTGGTTTCTTATGGTACTTAAAGTCTGAACACGAAACAAGACTAAGATTCGAAGACTACTTAGAAACAGCTATGGTGGAAGCAGTTCCAGCAGCAGCAGGTGGTGGTGTTGCAGCAATTGCAGCAGGTGTAGCTTCAGGAGTTGGTAACAAAGGATCTGAAGGTTTATTCTATGTAGTAAACAATAGAGGTAATGTATGGTCTGGTGGAAACCCAAGTACATTAGCTGAATTCGATTCTATCATCCAAAGATTAGACAAACAAGGATCTATTGAAGAAAATGTTATTTTCTTAAACAGAGAGTTTGGATTTGATATTGATGATATGTTAGCTTCTCAGAACTCTTATGGAGCAAATGGAACGTCTTACGGTTTATTTGACAATGACAAAGATATGGCATTGAATTTAGGATTTACAGGATTCCGTAGAGGATACGACTTTTACAAGTCTGACTGGAAATACTTAAATGACCCAACAATGAGAGGTGGTTTAGTAGGTGGAAAAATCAACGGTATTTTAGTACCAGCTGGTTCAACTACAGTTTACGACCAAGTACTTGGTAAAAACGCTAAGAGACCATTCTTACACGTTCGATACAGAGCTTCAGAAACTGAAGACAGACGTTACAAAACTTGGATTACAGGTTCAGCTGGTGGAGCAGCTACTTCTAGCTTAGATGCAATGGAAGTAAACTTCTTATCAGAAAGAGCTTTATGTACTTTAGGTGCTAATAACTTCTTCTTATTCAAAGGATAAGATAACAATTTGTAATTTTTACCCTCGTTATAAAGACGGGGGTAATTATTACTTTATAAACTTTAATTTAAATCAAATGAAAACAACAAAAAAAACAGTTTTAAATAACAAAACTTACAAATTAAAAGGAGATATTGCTCCTTTAAGTTTAATGATACCAGCTAGAAATAGCAGAAGATCACCTTTAATGTATTTTGATGAAGAGCAAGGAATAAACAGAGCGCTTCGTTACGCAAGAAATCAAAAAAGTCCTTTCGAGGATGAACAAGATGGTAACGCCATCTTAGAGCCTATCGTATTTGAAGATGGGTTTTTATTTGTTCCTAAAACAAATCCAGTACTACAACAATTTTTATCATTACATCCATCTAACGGACATTTATTTATGGAGGTAGATAAGGAGGTTGATGCAACTGCTGATGTTGATAGTTTAGATATGGAGTTAGAAGCTCAAATATCTGCCAAAGGATTAAGCTTAGAGCTTATGGAGACTATTGGTCGGGTTGTAATTGGATTAAATGTGGACAAACTTAGTTCGGCAGAATTAAAAAGAGACATTAGGTTATTTGCAAAAAGATACCCTCAAGATTTTTTAGAGTCTTTAAATGATCCTTTATTAATTTTACAAAATAAATGTTCTCAATTCTTATCGAACAATTTAATTATAATGAAAAATGAAAAAGATGTTTATTACAATTTAAAACAAAACAAAAAGAAATTACTTACTGTTCCTTACGGAGAAGATCCATTATTTATATTGGCATCGTTCTTTCAAAGTGACGAAGGGCAGGCAGTATTTACTTTATTAAGTAATAGATTAAAAAAATTAGATGAATAAATATTGTAATTAATTGTCTAAATATTATAGAGGTTTCACTAAAATGAAGCCTCTTTTTTTTTTCGTATCTTTGTTTAAATAACAATTTGAAATGATTAACACAGTAAGAGCAACAGTATTGTCGATTGCGAATAAAAACAATTACGGATATATAACTCCTAGTGATTTTAATTTATACGCAAAGCAAGCTCAATTAGATATTTTTGAAGACTATTTTTATCAATATAATAGTTGGATTATAAAACAAAATGCCAGAGTTTCTGGTAGTGAATAT